TCAGGCACAATTTTCCGCAGGCACACCAACAGAAAAACTCCGATCGGTGTGAGTCTCCACATCCACTGTCGCATCCACCATCCTGGCCACATCATCAAGGTCCGAATCAAAAAGGTCTGCATACACGTCCAACGTCATCGATGCGCTCGCATGACCAAGCATCCGCTGCAGTGCCTTGACGTTCGCCCCGGCATGCACAGCGATACTCGCCGCAGTATGCCTTAGATCATGCGGTGATGGCATATCATCCCACGCGTATCCCAACCGTTTCAACGCCGAAACCCACCACGTACGATTATTACTCCTGTCCCCCACCGACTGCGGACGAATCGGCGCACCCGACGCATCAGAAAACAATCGATCCACACTCCCCCGCCCGGCACAGATCTCACGCAACGCCGACTCCACCACACGCGGCAACGGAACCGACCGCGTCTCCCACGACTTCGGAGCCCCCTGCACATACCCTGAACCCACACGCACCAAACTCGACGCAACCCGCACACGATGCGCACGAAAATCAACATCCCCTACACGCAACGCCGCAGCCTCACCCCAACGCAACCCACAAAACCCCAACAACAACACCAACGCCCTGCGCTCGCGGCCCATGGATTGAGCGTTGGCACATTCGTCCGCGAATGCGATGACCTGTGAGGCTGTAAGATAAATCCTCCTGATTTTTCTCCTGTGACGTTTAGGGACTTCAACTCCGTTCAGCGGGTTCGAGGGTATGCGTCGGTCAGTGACCGCGTCGTCGAGGATCCCACGCATGATGTTGACCGCCTTGAGGGTCGTGCTGGCGCTGCGCTTGGATGACAGTCTAGCCACCCATCGTCTTAACCCGTCTGGATCAACGTCGGATACCGGCACCTGCTCCCATTCTGTTTTCACATGTGTGTTCCACACGATGGAGACCCTGTGCGACCATGATGGCTTCCACAGCGGCTCATGCGTCGTGTACCAGGTCATGTATAGCTCGCCGATGGTGATGCGTCCACGGCGCGGGTCCACGTAGAGTCCCTTGGGGATGGCAGTGGTCACGTGCTCCGCCACCCATGCCTCGGCGTCTCTCTTGCGTCTAAACCCGCTTTTTCTGGCAAGGGAATGGTCGGGTTTGCGGTAACGGACCGTGTACCGGACTCCTTTGCTTGTCTCATATGAGAGTATGCTGGCCATGCCGTTGCTCCTGTCCATCTGCTTCGCTGCTATGATGGACGGCGAAGCGATCGAGTCTCATTGATTCTCGTTTCATCAGGCCCCGCGCATCCCCCTAAAGATTGGCGGGGTCAATTAATTCATTTCAGCGCTATTGGTTGGGCGTCTACGCTGATATTTTGATACCCATCACCATCCTGAGTAAGCATCCAGGACAATTTCGTCGCTTTTACCGATTGTGTATTGGCAATCTCGTCAGGGGCGAGGATATATTCGAGATCCGCGCTTTGCCCCGGCTGAAGATCACTATCAAGTTGCGGATACGTTTCTTGCAGAATCTTGCCCGACGCATCTAATTCCGCAACAGTCAAAGACACGGCTTTCAACGGCTTGTCGCTATCCGGTTATTTGAATAGATCCCAGAAGCTGAACGTTGTCTTCCTGTAGGCCTTGTTGTACGCGGCTTTGCGTGGGTTCTTGACCCAGCCCATGCCTTTCTTCCCGTATCCGGGGATGATGGTCTTCTTTGCCTGACGTTTCCACTTCGACGTGGTTCGAGCCTTGATCGAGCGTTTCAGACTCGGCGTGCGCATTCCAAACCTCATGATTCCTCGATTCCCTTATATGAAAAAGCCCCGCCGAAACGAGGCCGGTGGTCTCATCCTACGATGGTTGACCCGTGGGGAAGTTTGCTGAAGGTCTTACCACATTTGTTACATACGAACTGTGTTTTGGTCTTGCCGAGACCGGCGCCACCAGCGACGGCTCCGAGCGGCCCGAGTACGAGACCCCCAACTATGCCCTTCGTAAGGGAGAGCTTCTTCTTCTGTCCGGCCACTATGACCTCACGATGACTGCAGAACATGGGATTCCTTTCCTCGAGTAACAATGCTGATTGAATGATAGCGCGGTAGGATCTCACGCGTATTACCTGCGATCGAGGACTAGCTTATTACTTACGTGAGGGAAGCATCAGCTCAAGCTCGAATTTCTTTGGGCCTTGTTTGATGTGCGCCAAACATGAGCAGGGGAGTCTTCTTTTGACGTAGATGAAATATCTTTCGGATTGAGTCGCCGATATATATCCCACCGATTCGCCGTCAACACTCGCCCAGATGGTTGGTGCATCCTTGTACTTTCCCTTTGGTATGGTGCCTGTGTCCAATGTTGCCCATACCCATGATTCATCACCGTATTTGGCGAGTATCTCTTGGGCGTTCTCTTCGCCATTGACGGCTATAAGCCAGTCCGCATCCAGAATTCCGACACCCGGGAATGTATTTTTGGTTGGTGGTGCAGAGGGGTCTGCCTTAAGAATCAACAGGTAGCCCCCATCGTTTTTAAAGTATACTGCCGCTTTCGCAACGGCAAACATGCCCCGGGATTCCAACGGCTGCAAGAATTGCTGCCATTCATTGGTTTTTTCAGACGGTATGTACCCAACGATGAGACCGTTGATCGTCACTACAACTGCATTCCTGTCATGGGTGTTGTTCGGCTGCCTTCTGACTTCCGCATCAAGCTCGAGCGTCCGATCCCACTGTCCGGCCGGCATGACCTCGCCCATGCGGTTGCCTATGACGGTGGTGATTTCTCTATCGTGGTAATAGGGTCCCGCAACCGTTATCCTTCCCACGGGGAGCATTCTGCTGGGAATGCCGCCAGTCGGAATGATTAGATTCTGCCTTTCATCATCCATGGACTGTTTACGGGTCTTGCCGCCCTTATCTTTATTCTGTTTGGCCCCTGCACCAATGAGAAAAATGACGGCAATAACGATGAGCAGCAAAATCATTTCTTCTCTTTCCCCCTAACAACGATGCTGAAAGAATATCACCGAATAATCTCAGACATACTGCCGCCTGTCGAGCACGAGGGCTTGGTAGTCTTTCACCACCTGCTCGGTCACATCCAGTTCCAGCGCAATGAGGGCCGCATCGCCCTCATATATATTCTCGGCGCTCGCATACTCTACTGGGTCCAGCAACAGTGTCGCCGTCTCGCGTCTGGTCCTATGCTCCATTCTTGCACCCATAGTGCCTCGGCAAGTGTTGTCCCCATATACCCAGTGGATAAGCTCATGGGCCAACGTACACCGTTTCATTGTGTATGTCATATTCCGGTGAATGAGTATCAATTTTCGAACATCGTCATAGAGACCGTAGTAGCCGTGTGGGAGTATCGCGCTGCGCACCTCGATGTCAAGATTATCCACCACGTGCCGCATGGCCCCGTAGGAAAGGCCACGCAGCACGGGTAGGTCATGCGCCCTGGTCGGCGTCATACTCCGCCTCAATATCACGATCCTCGTTATACGAGGCAGCAAGACCTAAGTCACTTTGTTCAGCTGCTTTAATGAGTATTGCGAAGGCGTTGGCACCTATTGCTTCGGCAATTCTGCTTACGTCGTTTGTGTTAAATGGCTTTTCCCCTCGCATACGCGAGTAGAAATAATCTTGCGATATGTGTGTACGACGCATCACTTCAGCGTTCGATATTCCCGCAGCCTCTATAGCACTCTGGATTTCCCGTGCCACTTCGTTTGAAAACTCATCTGATGTGTTCATTCCTTTTCTGCCCATGCCTACAATGTACGCCATTTACGTACTACGACACGCCGTAGTACGTATTTGAGTTGACATATGCTCCGTAATTACGTACAGTTTGAACCATGATCAAACAAACAAAGCTTGATGAGCAGAGCATCGCAATCGCCGATGCGGTCAAGGCTGAGGCAGCGAGAGTCGGCGTGAGTGGTAAGCGGCTTGCGCAGGATATCGGCCGCGATCGTAATTACATCTATGAGCGGTTCCGTTATGAAAAGCCCTTCGATACCAATGACCTTTCCATCATCGCAAAGAGTCTTGGCATTTCACTGGAGTCGCTCTTCCAGTCAGCAACATTTGGTCAACAGATCCATCGGGCCTTCGCTCCCACTCAGGTGCGTGCGGCATGATTTGGTTTCTTGCTATTTCTGCTGCGTTTTCTGCCGGAATTGCGGCACGTCCGCTCATTGAGGATCTTGTTTTTGCGATTTGGGGTTATCGCTCCGTAGAGGTGGGAACCGCTTACGTATCCACGAAGCCATCTTTGAGTGAGAAATCCTGTACCAAGTCAGATTTGGGGCGTGGTCCCGCGGTTCTGGAATCGGGCGTCTCGGTTGATCCTCAAACTCCCCTTTGAGAGGCATCTGATGGTATACGCGTTTGCCGAGTCTCGTTGGCTGAAGCGTCCAGTGTATACAGAGGGCGGTTCTATCTGACTCCTCATACCAAAGAACAGCACGGAAAGTATCCCCTGGTTGCACCAGATGAATATTTGGAGATTCCATAATGATGCTCTGGCCCTGTGAATTTTCGGTTTGCTGGATGATCCTCACGTCAGCACCAATCGCATCTAAATCGACGTTGAAAGCCGGGCCATCGCCATCGTTGTGGAGTATAAGCACTTCATCGGGATCGGTTTTCCCATCGTGTGTGTGCCACCCGAATAACCCCGCGAGTCTGGCAGGGCTTGAAGGTCCGTCGGTTTTCATGATGTACCAACTTGCCTCTGGCTTGTTTCGCATGGGCCACCAAACAGAATAGACGGCTGATACGAACGCGACGCAAGCAGCAATCCATGTAGCCACATCGCCGATTTGAATTCCAGTATCCATACTCAGATTTTCCCATAAATATAAAGCCCCGTTGCACCGGGGCTCAGATGAAAGGTCAGTAATGAACAGTCTAATCAAACCCTTCGATTTCAAGGGTACACCGGTACGGACCATCACCTATGAAACGGGCCTGACATGGTGGGTGCTCAAGGACGTCTGCGACGCACTTGATCTAAGCAACCCATCGAAGGTCGCCGCACGTCTGGACGATGACGAAATCGCCAAGTTCGATTTAGGCCCTAACTCAGAGTTAGGGCGTGGGTTGAACACCGAAGCCAACATCGTCAACGAAGCCGGTCTGTACAAGATCATCCTTCGCAGTGACAAGCCGGAGGCAAAGGAATTCCAACGTTGGGTCACCCACGAGGTGCTTCCCTCGATTCGCCGGCACGGTGGTTACATGGCCGGCCAGGAGAGCATGACGCCGGAGCAGATGGCGCTCGCTTCCATGAGGTGGCTGAACAGCAAGGTCGAAGAGCAAAAGGCGCAACTCGTTGCACAAGCTCCCAAGGTTCTGTTCGCCGATTCGGTGGCCGCTTCCAACAGCAACATCCTGATCGGCGAGATGGCGAAAATCCTCCGGCAGAATGGCGTGGAGAACATGGGAGCGAACCGTTTCTTCCAATGGCTTCGCCAGAATGGGTATCTCATCAGCCGCAACGGCCGCGACTACAACATGCCCACCCAGCGCTCGATGGAGCTCAAACTCTTCTTCGTCAAGGAGACCACGATAACCCATTCGAGTGGCTACACGACGGTAAGCAAGACACCACTGGTGACCCCGAAGGGTCAGATCTACCTGACTAACAAGTTCCTCGGCGCGAACGCCATCAAACGACTGGAGTTGGCGAAATGACCACGGATACGTTCCTCACGCCGAAGCAGGTGGCCGAACGGCTGGGTATCAGCGTCGGGACGCTGGCGCAGTGGCGTTATCTCGGGCTGAACCTGCAATATCACAAATTCGGTCACAGTGTGCGCTACGACCAGCGCGACGTCAACCGGTACATCCGGGCCAGCGCTCGGCAGGGGACGGGGGAACCGCGATGAGTCTCATCGAATGGATCCACGTCATCGTCATGGCCGTGCTGGCCGTCCTTATCATCATCAGCCTGTTCTGGTGGGTGTTCGCCCTCGCCAACGGCATCTTCGCGATGGGCCCGTTCATCGGTCTGATGGCCGGAATCGCCGTGTCCGGCATTCTCTCGGACAGGGAGCACACCAAATGAGAATACGAAACCCGTTCCGCAGGAAACCGCGTCCCGCCGGCATCGACACGGAGATATGGCGAGCCGTGGCGCGAAGCCCGAAGGCGATCGTCAAACCCGTGAGCCTGCTCACTCCCAACGATATACGCGACAAGACCTTCACGACGCATCGTCTGCGTGAGGGTTACGACATGGGTGAAGTCGATGACTACCTCGATGAGGTCCAGGGCACGGTGAACCGGCTCGCGCGCACGTGCCGGAGCCTGTCGCAGGAGCTGGCGGCCAAGCAGCTGGAGGTCTGCAGGTACCGGCGCATGGTGATGAGCCGCGGCAGCTATACGAGATGGTTAAAGACACATGAGGGAGACAGCAGATGAGCGATGAGTTGACGATGACGATGACGGGGAACCTGACGGCGGACCCGGAGCTGCGCACGACGTCGAAGGGCATGTCGGTGGTGAATTTCACGATCGCCCACACGACGCGGAGTTTCAACCGCAGCACCTCGCAGTGGGAGGACGGGTCGGCGACGTTCATGCGTTGCAGTGCGTGGCGTGACCTGGCGGATCATATCGCATCATCCCTGTCGAAGGGCATGGCGGTGGTCGCGACTGGTCGTATCTCCCAGCGGTCGTATCAGGTGCAGGACGGGTCGACCCGGACGGTGATCGAGATGACGGTCGATGACATCGGCGCCTCGCTGAAACGTGCGACGTCGCAGGTCACGCGCATCCAGTCAAATAACCACGGTGCTATGAGCACCGCGCCGCAGACGTCGTCACATAACGGCAATGGCCAGGGCTTCGGGATACCCGAGGATGACCCATCGGACCCGTTCAACCAGCCGGCCGAATTCTAGGAGGGAATACGAATATGGGTACATCACAATCGAAGTACACGGACAGCGAACTCGCCGACCTGGCCACACTACCGGAATTCGAGTTGAGTCCCGGTGAGAAACGTGCGGTGACCAGGTGGAAGAAACGCATGGTCAAAGAGAACACCCCGGTCATCGCGAAACCGGTGGAACGGGCGCTCGCCGAGTCGAAGACGGACGTGTCGGTGGAACCCGAGCGCGCGTTGGAGACGGCGAAGGAGTTGACCTGGTATGGCGAGCAGTGGCCGAATGGCGCTGAAATACCGTTGGCCGAGCATGGCGGGAAGTTCTATCGCGAGGCCCGTGCCTTGCGTGAGTTCGCGGGTCGCGTGGCCCGTATCGACAAGGGGTTGACGCGTCAGCAGGCAGTCAAGGTCCGGTTGCGTGTGATCAAAGGCGAGTTCGCAGCGTTCAAACCAGCCCACACGTTCGACGCGCGTCTCCTCGTGGAGAACGGGTCGTACAGCGTGCTCGTGAAGTATGTGGGTGGTGCGAAGTGAGCGACATCGTGAGCATACCGGTCATCGACCTGCACCCGCACCCGTCCAACCCCATCAGCGATGAGGAACAGGCAGCACTCAACGGCAAATACCAAGAGGAGGAATCATGAAACTACCCTCAGGGCCACGCATACTGGCCACCAAACCCGACAGCAACAGACAAGCATTCCACGTCACCCGGCAACCAGTCAGCCAAGAACAACAAGAAATCATAAGCCTGGCGCTCGCTGACACGGAGTACATCAATCAGTGCCGGCAGGCGAAGACAACGGGGATGTCGCCCAATCACCTGCGGTGGCGTTCGGACAGGTTAAAGGGGTCGGTATGACCGGGTATGCGCAGTTGGATAACGGGTTGTGGAGCAATGAGAAAATGCGTCGTATTGCCGAACGGCACCCACGTGAGTTCGCTCTTTGGGTGTTCTCGATTAGCTTTTGCTCGGACAAATTAACCGATGGGATGCTCACTCAATACGCGATTCGGAAGATTTTATGTGTGAAATCGGCTCAGGAGCGGCGCATGATCGAGCTGAATTTGTGGGAAAAACGAGGTGATGACGTGTATGTGCATGACTATTTGAAGATGCAGAACAGCCGTCAGGATATTGAGGATTCACGGGCCGCGAATGCTCGGAGACAGGCGGAATGGCGCGGTAGACACCGGGGAAGTGGGAACGATGGTAACGCGTTACGCGATGTGTCACATAACGCGTTACGTAACGCTGATGTAACGCAGGCAAATACAAATACAAATACAAATAAAGAGAGAGAAGAGAAAGACTCCACTCTCTCGCAGGATGATGTCGTGAATTGGGAGCCGAAGCGGGAGCATTTCGCATCGGCCCGCGACTTGTCGGAGCGTGGATACCCGCTGGTGGACGTCACTGACCTGGGCACGGAGTTCAGGCTGAGTCTCCAGGCGAAGGGTGTTGACCATTACGGTTATCGGAATCTTGACGCTGCGTTCAGCCAGTGGATTAACAAGCGGGCGAGGAGTCTGCGTGACTCGCGCCAGGTGCCAGGCTTCGCCCCGCTGCCGGACATCCCTGCGCCGGCGAAGACGTGTCATCACACGTGGAAGTGCCGGCATGTCCTTGATCTGCTGCACAGAGAGGAGGCCACCGCAGGCCCGGACCTGTTGGCTCAGCGGGCAGCTGAACTACTCAACGCCGGTAAGACACCCGAGGAGGCGCTCACCGTATTGGGGTTGGCCATGGATGAGACGGAGGCGGTCGCATGAATTGGATGGATAAGCGTCCCGAGGATCTTGATGGTCACCGGTTCCGGGCTGCTACCAGGAGTGGGGGCGTACTCGAGGGCACGTTACGCATCATGTCTCCTCACCTGCTCAAGGATGGGGATGATCTCGCTGCCGTCATCTATCAGACTCCCGACGGGAGCATGCACCTGAACGACCTGCTCTTCAGCAGCATCGAGGTGAAAGCATGAGCCAGCCCACACGGCGGACCTGTGACCTGGTGGACGCCCGGGATGAATGCCGCTGCGTGTGCTGCGGCAAAAGCCTGTACTTGGTGCTGACGTTCAGCCGCCACCACCGGCACATGCGCTCACATCCCTTCTCCGGATTGCATGAGACGAGCAATGTCATCGACGTGTGCGGATCAGGCAGTACGGGATGCCATGGGTGGATCCACAAACACCCACGGGAGGCCATGGCCAACGGCTGGTTGGTGAGCGGTTACGACGACCAACCGGAGACCGTCCCCATCCTCACCGCACAACACGGATGGGTGCTCCTGGATAACGACGGTAATTGGACACCATATGAACAACCGACGGAGGAATCATGACACAGCTGGATATTTCTTTCACAACCGAAGACACCGGGGATATTTCCATGGCATTCGTGACCGAAGCACTGGAAAAGGTCGGTTTCAAAAACGCACGTTGCTACTCAATCGCAGTCGATTTAGAAGAGGAGGAATCATGGCACAGGAATACGAACCGACAGATCAACAGGTAATTGATGACTATATGCCCGACGAGGAGGACATAGGTTTTGACGCGCGAACGATGTCGATAGGTGAATGGAAGAGGTTGAAGATCGCCGCATTCGACCGTTGGCTTGCTGCTCATGATACTGAGGTCAGAGACAAGGCACTCACACTCACCGACGATGAACTTGCTATCGCAGAGGGCGCATATGAGTCATCCATCATGAAATATGAGGGTGATGGTGTCGGTGCCATGAGCATCGCGCTCAAGGCCGTCGCAGAAGACAGGGGGAAGCAATGAGTATCGCAACGTATGAAGCCGAAGAGTGGGCGCAATCACGGTATGTCGGTTCCTCCCATATCGAGCGTCATGACGGGCATGCCGAGTCTGTGCCGGATTACCCGCAGGAGATGCAGTCTCAGGGCTGAGGGGTATGTCGCCGGTCGCACGGCCGGAATAAGCACCTTGGAGGTGGAGGAGGCCGCTTACGCGCTGTGGAAAACCGAGGTCAACGCGGTGGGCCTGCCCCCGACGGAAGCCGAGTACACCGACGCTTGGGAAAAATTGAGCATACAGACGCGCGACATGTACAGATCAAAAACAAGAACAGTGCTCGAAGCAGCACGGAAGGTGGTGATGGAATGACGCGCAGTGATATTACCACCATGCTGAGCGAGCTCGTGGAAAAACGGCTGCGCTCGCGCTACCGCTTTGACTGCGAGGAATACTCCGCTGGCCGTACCGCGAACCCGACCGAAGCGGTGCTTGAAAAGGCGGTGTCGGAATGAGGATTGAATTGACGGTCGATGTACCACCAGCCCACTGGGTCACCGAAAACGGGCCACACGGCTCCCACTGGGCATTAAGCAGGAAGCGCAGAGCGTTGAAGGAGCTCGGCTACCTGCGGTGCCTCAACGGCGCGCGCGGCGTGCATATGGCGAAGGCGCATGTGACGGCCTACGTGCAGTATCCATCGAACAACCGGGCCGACCCCACGAATGCGGGTCCCACGGCGAAACCCATCATCGACGGGTTCACGTGGGCGGGATTGTGGCTGGACGATGATTCCGCGCATGTGCTGGGGCCGGACTTCCGCAGAGAGCAAGGAACCACGGGCGTCAAAGGCTTGCATCGTATCCGATTCGTGGTTGAGGATGCGAGCGCCGTGGCGGTTGGGAGGGAAGCATGAAGGGACGTAGCGCATTGATCGCGGTGGTTGTGATGATGGCAATGCTTTCGGGGTGCGGTGGTGTCGCTGGTAGCCAGGAAAGGCAAGAGCAGGATACACAGGTTTCGTTTGTGACGTTGAAACGTCCCGATGACGGGAAGGTGTTGTGTGCCGTGTACAGCAACGGCCAGCAGGGTGGGTTGTCGTGTGATTGGGATGATGCGCAATGACCACCACACGCGGCGAAGCCGACCTCACCGTCGAACACCAGCCCGACCGGGTGAGAATCACAGTGGACCAGTCCGGCAGGCAGACGGTCATCGCCATGCCCGCCACCACAGCCATGGAACTAGCAAGAAGAATCACCGCTTCAGCGGCGCTCGCCATGACGGAGGAAGCATGAGCAGGCATGCACTCCCCGTCAAATGGGACGGGCATCCCATCGTCTGGGATTTGGACGTCGGGTGGACGCCGGTGGGCGATTTCACCTTCGGCGGAGGAGCAAGCCGGCTCGGATGGCGTGGCTGCCGTCAATGCCACACGAAGATCCTGCCGCGCATGATAAGCGGCCGGGTCATGTGCCCCGGCCCGCGCAGGCTCGTGCTCTACCGGTGCATGACCTGCGGGTACACCACCGTCAGCGAACTCGACGACCACGGGTGGCACGAATGGACCCTCGACGACAGCGACTACGGCGACCAGGGAAGCAACTACATGGAACAAGGAACACTGATATGACCAACACGAAACCAAACCAGCGCTCGCAGGACGTGCTGATATGGACGGATATCGAGACCACGGGATTGGATCCCGAACTTCATTCGATCCTCGAACTGGGCATGAAGGCCACCGACTGGAATCTGGAACCGATCTCCGGCGTGAACGACCTGCACGTGGTCGCGCGACCGGATGTCATGGTCATGCGACGCATGGAGGCGATACCACTGCAAATGCACACGGACAACGGGCTGATCGACGAATCCAACAAATCCATAGTCCGAGAGACCGACCTCACCACCTACATCATCGAATGGACCTCATGGCTCCGCACGAAAACCGACGGCAGGATCATCCTCGCCGGCTCCTCCGTGCACTTCGACCGATCATTCATCGAAAACCTCCCACACCCGTATACACGCCCAGCGCTCGCCGGGGTCGAACACCGGATGCTGGATGTGAGCACACTCGACGAGATCGCCAGACACCTGTACCCCGACACATACGAGCACCGGCCCGAGCGCACCACGGACCACCGAGTAATGCACTGCCTGGCCGACAGCATGCACCTCTACCGGTACTACCTCGACAATCTCATCGGAAAGGACCCATCCAAGTGACCCAATGCAAGCAATGCGGCGCACAGACGCCCGGCATCGACTACTGCCACAACTGCACCACCGCATTCACCAACAACCTGCGGTCACTGGCCACGGGACTGCCGGAACTGCGATTGATAGCCGCCAGAAAGGCATCGGTCACGGCCCGCCAGCACGGAGGCGGCAACAGAAGCGTGGCCCCCATACCGCTGAATATGAGCGCCTATCAGCTGCAGACCGACATCATCCGATTCGCCGGCATGCTCGGTAAGGCCCTGACATTGCGGTACAACCGTCATATGCCCGCTGAAAGCATCCTCACCGCCGCCAGCCGGCGCGCACCCGCATTGCTGCAGCGTCGCGACGCCGCCAGCATCACCAGCATCACCAGACGGTACGAGCACAAGCTCGCCATGCAATTGACCCCGCCCGAGGACAAGCGACTCATCGGCACATGCCCATCATGCGAGCGCGACCTATGGTGTACGGACACCGAGATAGCCGGCCAGTGGATCGTCTGCAAATGCGGGCAGACTCTCAAAGTCAGGGATGTGCAGGAGCAGCACCTGCTCACCTGCGCCCTCGCATCGGGAGACCACGCACAAGGCACGGCAGCCGCCATCTCCAAACTCCTGAAGACCACCGGCATCGATGTTAAGCGCAAGACCATCAATGAATGGCGACGGCGCGGCATCGTGACCCCAATCAGCATGGACCGCAAATCCCCCATCTACCGGGTATGGGACATCTGGAAGGCAAGTACAAGAAACGTTTAGTAACTTTGTCAACGTACAATGGTGAATTGATATTCCTTATACAAATATGGTGAAAAATGGAGGCAGGATGTCTGCAGATTGGAAATATGCGAAGCTGGCAAAAGCCGCGTCTTCATTCGGCGGCCCAAAACAATTTGTCGCAGTACTGATAGGCGTGGGCGCGGCAGGTATGGCTGTGATAGAAACCGGCGCCATATGGATAAAGCATCAACTTTCAAAACCGAAAGATCCTCCAGAGGCCGATGATACCGAGGAGGCAGAGTCGTGAGTGGTGGGTGTGGCCAATATTTGCAACATTCAACTGTGGCCGCCATACTGTCTATAGTTTGAAGAATTCCATAAGCAGGGTCCGGGAGCAATCCCGGGCCCTTCGTGGACGTAAGATGATTCTATGGCTAATAGAATCTGCTGGCACTGCCAACACGACGCGCATATGACGCAGGAGAAGGCGGCGTACACGGTTGACGGACGTTGCCGAATAGTGGCTTTCTGCCGCTGTGATTCATGCGGTTACCCAAACGTAGTGATAGCTCGAAGAAATAACGCCAACCCGCCCACTTCGGCAGAATATGACTTCACCAACAATGAGGACTCGGTTTCCGAAATGGACTGGCTCCCGGAGAAATCGAAGTGGAAGGAGTATGAAGACGTGCCCACAGACATTGCCTCCGCTGCTTCCGAAGCCTATGCGTGCTTCTCGATCAACGCCAATCGAGCCGCGGTCCTACTGGCAAGGACGACCGTTGAGGCTATAGCCAAAGACAAGGGCGTGTCAAGCGGCAATCTAAAAGCCAAAATTGACACAATGGCCGAACAAAACATCATCACCGACCAGCTTAAGGACGAAGCCCACGAGATCCGATTTCTCGGCAATGATATGGCGCATGGGGATCTAGGAACTCCAGTGGTTGAGAGTGATGCTTCAGACATCCTCGGTTTCCTTGATACTCTGCTTGATTACGTCTATCAGCAACCCATCGCTATTCAGAAACGGCGTGAACTGCGACAGCAACGTAAAGCAAGGGTGGAATAATGCCAGATGATGCTTTCCGCCATCTCTCGATCGCATTACAGGGGCAACCGGAGGATATTAAGCTCTACCCGTTGGCTGAGCGTTCTACTGCCGAATCTTTATATGAAATGTTTCAGGAACTAAAAGATGGGTGCATAGATAACACAGATTCACGCCCAGATATCATATATCCAGAAAAGCAAATTTTCTTAGAAGAGTTCAGCCTTAATTTGCAGTCAGGATTTGAAGCTGACGGGAAAATAACTACTGAGCTAATTCGCAACAAGGAACAGCGGAAGCAACTGCCTCTAGTGCATAGTGCACAACTCGATGCTATTGTCGATGACGACATCATTGAAGAACTCAGCAATCAATTCCTCAGAATTTTGAAGCAGCATAGTCTAAGAGACTATAAACAGCAGTTCCCTGAATTTACATCAGTACTACTTGTATCAGATTTCACCCCAGCCTATCATTACCCACCAAAGCAAGATGGACTCGACCACCTATTCATGCCGGATATGTACTTTCATCAGCCAGTACAAAAAGCTGGCTGGGATTATCTTTTCTGGCATTACTGCGACGTTCCAAAGGAATATGTCCATCCAGAGAGCAGGGATTCACTGCACATGTACGAGCGCTCTTTCTTTGGATTGAATCATTCCAACTAATATTGTTACATTCAAGATGGTTGTGACATGTCACGAAAGAACAACCGCCGTGCCAATGGCTGGCGCAGGGACAAGGTAACAGCTCGTGTGCGTGCGGCCTACGACGTGTGCTGGCTGTGTGGCCAACCCGTTGACAAGTCCCTTCCTGCAGGTCTTCCCGGCAGCCCCGAGGTAGACGAGAAGATCCCGGTCAGCCGAGGCGGCTCGCCATACGACTTCAGCAACTGCTTCCTGGCCCACCGCTGGTGCAACCGCATCAGGTCGAACCACACCGTCGAATGGGCACGACAACGCATTAGTCAGCTCAACTCCACCGGTCACGCTGACAACATCAGACCGACTTCGCTGCCATTGTCGACGAGCGGCGACTGGTAACCCTGGGTAGGTGACCCCCGTCACCCGATTTATAGCCGCCTCGGGTGCAGTGCTGTTCTCTCCCCGCGTGCTGGAAACGTTTCACGGTATTCTTCCCTCTCTTTCTGAAACGTTTCCATTCCCATGAAAGGACTGCGGCGACTGGGTTTCAGACGGTTGGAACTGCTTGAAACGTTTCGGAGGTGATCGGCCTTGAGGTGTGCAGAATGTGGGGCCCGGATACCCGACGCCGCCCGGCACGGGAAGCCGCAGAAGTACTGCTCGTCGAAATGCCGGCTGCGCGCCTGGCGTCGCGAGAAGAAGGCGCAGGATGAGACTCCGGCAAAGCGACCGCCGAAGACAACGGAGTCCAGGAAACGAAGGACCGCACATCACGAGCCATGTAAAAAAAACACGGTCCAAACAGAACCGGAGTCGGAACCTTATGACGTGCTACTCAAACGCACCCAGCACCGGCTCCAGACCGCGATGTTCGATCCACGGACGCCGTCGACCAGTCTCTCGGCGTTGTCCAAACAGCTGCTGACGGTGACGAAGGAACTGGAGTCCCTGACCGGAGACGACGGGACGCCCGAGACAGTGAGCCTGACGGAGGTTGTTGATGACGCCTTCGACCCCGAAACTATCTGAGGCCGCCCGACGACTCGTGGTGCCGTCCGGCATCGTCTCATCGGATTGGCCCAGGGTAAGGGCATTGGCCAGACGCCTGTGCGGCATCGAATACGACCGCTGGCAGGACGGGCTCGGCATGGTCATGCTGGGCAAACGACGCGACGGATCCTACGCCGCGACCGTCGGCGGCATTCTGATCAGCATCTGCCGGCAAGCGGGCAAGACGTTCCTCATCGGCACGATGATCTTCATGCTCAGCATCCTTACACCGAACCTCAAGACACTGTGGACCGCGCACAGAAGCCGCACCTCGGACGAAACATTCGCGTTCATGAAAGGCATGAGCAACCGCAAAGGCATCAGACGCTACATCGCCGACGTGAGAAGCGCGAACGGCCAACAGGAAATCGTGTTCACGAACGGTTCCCGGATCATGTTCGGTGCCCGCGAACGCGGTTTCGGACGAGGCTTCGATGACGTCGACATCGAGATATTCGACGAGGCGCAGATCCTCACGGAAAACGCGCTCGACGACATGATCCCCGCGATGAACACCGCATCCAACGGTCTGGCGATCATGCTGGGCACGCCCCCGAAGCCATCGGACCCCTCGGACGTGTTCTCCACTCGTCGGAGCGAGGCGCTGAGCGGGTCGGACGACGACAAGATATACGTCGAGTTCGCCGCCGAACGGGACGCCGACATCGAGGACCGGGAGGCATGGAGGAAAGCGAACCCCAGCTACCCGCATCGGACTCCGACCTCATCGATACTGCGTCTGCTGCGTCAGCTCGGCCCGGACTCCTTCCGTCGTGAAGGATTGGGCATCTGGGACAACACCGTGACCGCGTCGGCCATAGACACCAAACGGTGGAAACGGGCGGCCGTTGACCGACCCGACACCAATGGTCTGATCGGCTACGCGATCGACATGCCACCGGACCGCAGCTCCCTCGCCATCGGCGGATGCATCAAACACCCCGATGATACGGCGCACATCGAACTACGCCGGTTCGAGTCGACCCAATCCAACGGTTCAGCCTGGGCCGTGGATTGGATCACGGAACGCTGGCCCCGTACCGCGGCCGTGGTCATCGACAACCAGTCCCCCGCCATGGCGCTCCTGCCCGACCTGAAAAAACGGCACGTGAAGGTCATCACCACCAACGCCGCCGACATGGGCCGCGCCTGCGGACGATTCCAGGACATGCTCCGCGACGGCACCCTCACCCACCTGTCCGAAGGAGCTCAACCAGCCCTCGACATCGCCGCCGCCAACGCGACCACCAGAAACATCGGCACCTCCGGCGCGATCGGCTGGAACAAACTCGGCACCGACATCGACATCAGCCCACTCGTCGCCTGCACTCTCGCCCTGTACGGCACATTCATCACCAAAAGAGATCCGAACAGAAAGCAGAGGATGATCCAACTACCATGATCACATTCCCCCAAACGATCTCCGGACTCACCACCGACGAGACCAACCTCTACCGCCGACTGCTCGCACGACTCCTCAGAAAACGCTCCAGAAACCGGATAAGAACCCAATACTACGACGGAAGAAACGCCCTCAAGGACATCGGATACTCCCTACCGCCAATCGCCAAGGACATCGAAATCGTCGTCGGATGGCCAGAAAAAGCCATCCAGGCGCTCGCCAACCGAGTCGTCCTCGACGGGGTCACGACAAACGATGGTTCCGAACTCAGCTCGCGGGTAACGGACATCATGGACGCCAACGATCTGAAGAACACCGCAGCCTCCGCGCACACTGACGCACTTGTGCACTCCTGCAGCTTCCTCGCGGCCTTGGCCGGGGATACCGAGTCCGGCGAATCGGACGTCATCATTCAGGAGTTCACCGCGGACACCGCGACCGGAGAATGGGACAAGCGCAGGCATGGGTTGCAGGATGCCCTGCTCTTCGATGTGACCGATGACGGCAGAGCCATCACTGGCATCTACCTCATGACCTACTCGCAGACCGTGAGCATCGTGCCGTCCAACCCCGGGTACCAGGTGTATTCCAGGGCGTCGAACAACGGACGCATCCCCTGCGAACTGCTCGCGTACAGGCCTGACTCGAAAAGACCGTTCGGGAGAAGCAGAATCAGCCGCGCGGTCATGAGCCTGACCGATAGCGCGGTCAGGACGTTCCTGCGAAGTGAGATGCAAGCGGAGCTGTATTCCGTACCGCCCAGATATTTCCTCGGGGTCAGTGAGGACATGTTCAAGGACGACTCTGGAAACATGATCCCCAAATGGAAGATCATGCTCGACCAGGTCCTCGCCCTGCCAACCGATAAGAACGGGGAGAAACCGGAAGTCGGCCAATTCCAACAGTACAGCTTCGAACCACATTCCGCCCAGTTGCGGCAGACGGCGACGATGTTCGCTTCGGCCACATCCCTTCCTCCCGACGAGATGGGAGTGCTCACCGACAATCCCTCGAGCGCCGAGGCGATAGACAAGTCAGCCAAGGAACTTTGTCTCGCCGCCGAACAATGTCAGGGATGGTTCGGCCGGGCATGGGGACGCATCATCGAACGCGCCCAGACCATGGCAGGGAGCGATGGCACCGTGCAAGCGGTCTCCTGCCAATGGAGGAACCCCTCCACTCCAAGTCGCGCAGCCGCCGCGGACGCCGCTGTGAAACTCGTGTCCGCCGGGATCCTTCCCGCGGACAGCGACGTCACGTACGACATGCTCGACCTGAGCGATCGACAACGCCGGACCCTGCGCATGGAGCAGCAGAACGCGCGGTCCCGGGACCGCATAGCGCAGTTGAAGATGCCGGCACCTGCAAGCGAGGCGACACATGAAGGACAACGGGATACCGGAGGCGCGGCAGCGGGAACTGCAGCGACTGCTGGACAAAGCGCATAAAAACTACCAGGCCAATCTCGGCAACCTCAGGGACGCGGCCACCGATGAGATGGAAACCGTACTCCAACGCCATCCCCTCGATGTCCGGGAACTCGTCGAAGAGTATGCACGTGACTCCTCCCAGCTCGCCAACGACTACTACGACGACATTCGGTCCCTCTGGAGCGAATACGGGATCAGGGATATGCCCGAATTCGACCACTTCGATCTCATCGATCCGGATCGCATGCTCTGGCAGGTGCAGGGCGGATTCAACGATTCCGATTACGCCGGTCTGACGTATCAGGAGGTTCAGGCAGGAAAATCACGGGCGGGAAAGACCATCGCCGACCTGTGGCCATCCTTCGACGACCTCGATGACGCGCAGCAGTTCATAGCGGATATGATCTCAGCCGGTTCGAGGTTGACCATGCAGCGCAACCTGCGGACCGACCCCACCCATCCGCGATGGGCGAGAGTGCCCCGAGGTGCGGTCACATGCGCGTTCTGTCTCATGCTCGCTTCGCGAGGTTTCGTGTATCTCAGCGATGAGTCCGCCGGGCTGCACAACGCTTTCCACACCCATTGCGACTGCGACATCGTCCCGAGCTGGGGCAGACAGACGCTCATCGGCTACGACCAAAGCCAATACGCAGATATGTGGCATCGGGCCAACTCAGATGGCGGTGACTACCGGAAGTCACTCGAAAGACTCCGCCGGCTCTTCCCCCAACAGGTCAAGGACGGGGTCGATACCGACTCCTGACCTCAACATTTCGCTGACCCGCGTGCAGCGTTGTTAATCACGCGTCCGACAATCAAGGAGAACCAATGTTCAAGTTCCGCAACCATATCCGCACGGTGGTCACAACGGATTCGACAGCCGGCGGCGGCGACGCCGGTCAGCAGGATCCGGATAAGCAGCCGGACGAGAAGAAATCCGATGAATCCAAGGATTTCAGTCGCGCGTTGTCCAAGCGTGCTGCCGAAATCGAATCCAAATACTCGGATTACGCGGATCTCAAGGCCAAAGCCGTGAAGTACGACGAAGCCCAGGAAGCCGCAAAAACCGAAGCGCAGAAACTCCAGGACCGTTTGGCGAAGGCCGAAGAGGAACGGGATGCGCTCAAGGCGGCTGCGGAACACGGCAAACTCGTGGATTCGATCTGCGAAGAGACAGGGCTCGACCGGAAGGTCGTATCCATGCTCTCCGGTGATGGCAAGACACTCGCCGCCAACGCCAAGACCATCCAGGAGATCATCGGAAAACAGAAAACCGACAACCAGAAAAAGCAGGGGCGACCCCTTGCCGTACCGACGAACCGTGGGAACGACACCGTGACAACGGCGAAACAACTGCTCTCCCAAGCGTACGCGGAGAAGTAAAGAAAGGCTGAAAATGGCACTCACACTAGACGAATCGGCGAAACTCTCGGAGGACACCCTCACCCGGGGCGTGCTCGAGACGTTCGTCCAAAATAGCCCGATCCTCGACCGACTGCCCTTCATGGACATCGAGGGCAACGCTTACGCGTACAACGAGGAGGCAACCCTCCCTGGCGTAGCATTCCGCGGTGTCAATGAGGCGTACAGCGAATCCACCGGCACCGTGAACCAGAAAAGCGAAACGCTCAAGATCCTCGGAGGCGACGCCGATGTAGATCGGTTCATCCAGAAGACCCGCAGCAATCTCAACGACCAGCGCGCCGAACAGACCGCACTGAAGACCAAGGCTCTGAGCTACAAGTTCCAGGATGCGTTCTTCAACGGCGATGTCGCCGTCGACCCGAAGGGATTCGACGGTCTGAGGAAGCGACTCATCGGCAATCAGGTCGTCGAAGCCGGGCCGAACGGCATCCCGATCGTCGGGACCTCCAATACCGACATCCATACCTTCCTCGACTCGCTCGATAACCTGCTCGCCGCCGTACCGGGCATCAACGGCACGAACGGGGCCATCTACGCGAACTCCGCGGTGATCCGAAAGATCGGGTCGGCTCTGCGGCATGTGAGCCTCGATGCGGTCCTCGAGGAGGATATCGCCGGAAAGCGGAGCATTCAGTGGAACGGCATCCCGATTCTCGAGGCGGGACAGAATCCCGACGGAAGTCAGATCCTGACGGTAACCGAGACGGAAGGTACCGCAAGCAACACCACATCCCTCTACGCCGTACGGTTCGGCGAAACCGAGGGTGACCAGGCAGTCACCGGATTGACCAACGGCGGGGTCACCACCGAGGATCTCGGCGAATTGCAGGAGAAGCCCGTGTACCGCACGCGCATCGAGTTCTACTGCGGTCTCGCCGTGTTCGGCGGCAAGGCCGCGGCCCGACTGAAGGGAATCATCAATGACTAGCGCAAAACCACAGGCGACACCCGAACCCAACGAAATTGCGGAAGAGGGGCCCACGGATACGTCGGTTGAAGAGGAGACATCCTCCGCAGTGGACCCCGTCGACGTTGGAACGGGACGCACCGAAATCTACGAAGCGACCCGCCCCGACGGAGTACGGTTTCGCATCACACGCAACCTCGACACCGGCCGGCAGCACATCGAAGAGGTCTGACCATGTCTGACTCGTTCGCCACAGCGCAGGATCTTTCCGACCGTTGGCGAAAGCTCAGCGATGCGGAAACAACCACCGCTGAAGTGCTGCTCGCCGACGCCAGCGACAAGATACGCAACCGTGTGAGTCAAGCCGACGACGAGAACTGGTGCGCCGCGAACGCACGGACCCTGACCCGGATATGCTGCTCGATGGTCAAACGGTCGATGCAGCAGTCCTCCACCGGCATGCCGGAGGGAGCGAGCCAGTCAAGCACCACGGCCGGCCCGTTCACGGATGGATATACGTGGTCCAATCCCGACGGCAACCTCTACCTCACGGCGGAGGAGCTCAGGGACCTCGGCATCTCCCAGGGCCGGGCGTTCACGGTGGGGATGGTCGGCCATGGAGACGATTGACGTCTACCGGGGATCCGAAGAGAAGGATGAAGACGGCAACGTCATCCAAGGCGCGGTGAAACTCTGGAATTCGTTCCAGGGGCTCATCGCCCCCGTCACCGTCCCGGAAACCCCATCGGAGATCTCCCTGGGCGTGACGTACGACCACACCATCTACATCCGCTCCACGGCTCCGACCGGCATCCTCGACACGGATCTGATCGGCGTCAGGGGGCGAACAGTGCCCGTCGACGGTGTGGTGGCCGTGTGGAACGACACGCATGGCAACCATATCGGAGACGTCATCAACGTGAAACTCAAGGAGGGCTGATGAGCAACGTCAAGGTCGTGCTCAACCGCGACGCGTTTCGACAGCAGATCCTGCACAACGACACGCTGTTGGATGATGTGCAGGAGCAGATGGAGGGCATGGCTGAGGTGGATCGTGCCGTCACTGTGTACCGCAACGACGACCGTGACACCGGCAACGTGGTCGCCACGGCCCCCGCGCGGTTCGAGGCGGCGCATGGTGTCCTCACGCAGATGCTCGGCATGGTGCGCGTATGAGCGTGTATCATCCACCCGTCTGCCCCAGGCGCGTCGAACCCGTCATCCTTGACCTGCTGCGGCGTGAGCACCAAGACGTGACGTTCGGCTCGCTGCGCTCGCCCGACAACCCGATAAGGGAATGCGTGGTTGTCGGCGAGCCGCAGGGGCCGCAGTCACCCGTGACCCAGTACGTGCGTCTCAGAGTGAGCGTGTGGGTGCGTAGGGATGACATGACCGGGGATATCACGGCCGCGCAGCATCTGGCGAACGACGTTATCTCCACGATCACCTCGAAAGGGGCCATCGACCCGATCGTGTCCGCCGAACTATCCAACGGCCCCATACGGATAGCGGACGACGCTGACCCCATCTACATGTACGCGATCATCCTGCTCGCGGTCCGCACGGACTGACCAATACGCATGCCGCCACATGCCATGAACACACAACAACGAAAGGCATATGGCAATGGCAGACAATGACTACATCACGAGCGGCAACAACGCGGACCTCGCAGCCCTCATCAAGGATTACGCGCTCTTCCTGTTCAAGAAAGGCGAAACGTACACGTTCCCCTCCTCGGCGCAGTGGACGCCTCCCACGGGCAAGCGTCCCGTGGGCTACAACTCGGAGGACGGTTCCACGCTGCACCCAGAACCCGGTGATACCACCGAGATCAAGGGACACAACGGCGACGTCGTCGTATCCGAGACGGAACCGGGCTACTGGACCATCCAGTTCGCCGGCATCGAATGCCGCAAGAGCATCGCCGAAGCATACTTCGGCGTGGAGGCCGACGAGTCCGGCGCGTTCCATGTCAAAGACGCGACCACGCCGCTCGAGTACGGAGTGGTGCTGGCCGGTCTCGACCAGCACGGCAATCCTATCGTCTTGGGAGCGGCGAAGTCGAAGGTGTCCGACCGTGACGACATGACGTTCAAAAGTTCGGACACCATCAAGTTCAATCTCACGATGAAGTTCTTCAAGGCACCTGACGGATTCCAGTTCCACGTGTTCGGTCTCCTCGCCGCCGAAAAGACGGCGACCGCCGGCGCTTAACCATTCTTCCCGACGCCGCAGGATGGCGGTCCGGCGACGCCGGGAACCCACTTGCTTCCAAGGACCGCCCCCATAAACCTCTAAGGAAAACCAGCATGAGCGACACCAACTACGCGACCGTCCAACCGGAAATCGACGAGAACACGCCCGAATACCCCGACGTACACCTCGAGGCACTCGACATGAAATTCGACCTGCCCAACCTGAACAGCGCCGACCTGCCCATCGAACTGATCAACGTGATCCTCATCGTGAAAAGCAAGATCGTCCTCTCCGAAGAGGAGAACTACCACGCCATGGCCGTATGCCTCGCCTACTTCGAACAGATGCAGCCCAACCTATGGAACAAACTACGCAAATCAGGCAATCCACTAGGATGGCTCGCCGGAATCGTCAAGACCTGGGCCATCGAATCAGGACTCGACCCAAAAGCGTTCACCTCCTCATCCTCCTCCAAACCCACCAGGGCGCGCTAGACCACGACTGGCTGAAAAACTACCAGCACACCTACCGGCCACCACACCTCGAACAATGGCTCGACGCCCCCAGAAACCACAAACCAAGATCAGCCATCAGCTACGGCACCGCCTGGCAGCTCACCCGCGAAATCCTGCGCGACCACACCAGCGCCAGCTACGCGGCGCTCGCCAACTGGTCATACACGCCGACCGCAGCGGAGATCAGCCTCTGGGACCAGTTCGAGCTCGAGGGACGGCTCAAACGCAAAGGATGGCGGCCATGGACCGACCCACGCACCGACCAGTTCCACCAGACCCGACAGGAAACCGACCGGGAACATAAGGCGCGCATGGAACGACGCCACCGCCTCAACGAGGTGTTCCACATCACCGAATGACCCCACCGCCATGGGATCCCAAGCACAGCAAGGAATCCCATGGCGCAGGACATCGGCACCGTATACGTCCAGGTCAAGCCCTCCGGCAAGGACTTCGGCAAAACCCTCGAAGGCCAGATCACCCCCAGCATCGACAAGGCCGGGGCAAAAGGATCCACCAGCCTCACCAGCCGACTCGGCAGCGCGTTCGGAAAAATCGGCAAAATCGGTCTGGGCACGATCACCACCATCACCGGCGGCATCGTCGCCCTCGCCGCCAAAGGCGGATTCAGCCGCGCCCTGAACATCGAGAACGCCAAAGCCAAGCTCAAGGGCCTCGGACACGACAGCGCCTCGGTCAGCGAAATCATGAACGACGCGCTCGCCTCGGTCAAGGGCACGGCTTTCGGTCTCGGCGACGCGGCTACGGTGGCGGCCAGCCTCTCCGCATCCGGCGTGAAGCAGGGCGGTCAGCTGACGAACGTGCTCAAGACCGTCGCGGACACCGCGCAGATCTCGGGCCGTTCCCTCACGGACATCGGCACGATCTTCGGGTCGGTCGCGGCCCGCGGCAAGCTCCAGGGCGACGACATGCTCCAGTTGATGAGCAGCGGCATCCCGGTCCTGCAGATGCTCGGCAAGCATCTCGGTAAGACGTCCGGCGAGGTCAGCGCCATGGTCTCCAAGGGGCAGATCGACTTCCAGACGTTCGCCGACGCCATGCAGGAAGGCATGGGGGGCGCGGCGCTGTCCGCCGGCACCACCTTCACCGGCGCTCTGGCGAACGTGAAGGCCGCGCTGTCCCGTCTCGGCGAGCAGGTCGCCACGCCGATCCTCGATGGTCTGCGGGGACTGTTCAATCAGGCGATCCCCCTCATCGACGATTTCACTGCGACCGCCACGCCGATCATGCAGAAGGTCGGGGCGGGGCTGCAAAGCGGGTTGGAGAACGCGATTCCCTCGATCCAACGGTTCGCGGGTAAGTTCACGGCCCTGTTCCAGCCGCTCGTGCAGCCCGTCAAGGTCCTGTGGGAGCAGATCGGATTCGTGTTCGACCAGATCGGCGAATACGGCACGGACATGGCATCCTCCCTTGAGACCATCTTCGGCGGTCTCATCCGCATCATCGGCGACCTGACCGGCTCCTTGGGCTACGCATTGGGAGAGCTGACCGGCTACTCCGCCATCAGCGCCATGGCCTCCACCGTCGCCACCGCGTTGAGATTGCTCGGCGACGCCGTCAAATTCGTCGCCGACAACATGGATTGGATCAAACCCCTCGCCACCGGCATCGCCGGCATCATCCTCGCATCCAAAGGGCTGACAGCCGTAACCAGCGGACTCGGGGCACTCGCAACAGGAGCAAACGGAGTCGCAGCAGCCGCCACCGGCATCTCCAAATGGGTAGACCTCACAATGCAACTCGGCGGCATCCTGCCGGCATTCAAACAAATGGCCTCCGGCATGGAACTCATCAAAAACGCCCAACTCGCCTGGTCTGCTGTGACCAAAGCCGCAACCTCCATACAAGTCGCATTCCAGGCCGTCATGGCCACCACACTCGGACCCATCGCGCTCGCCGTTGCGGCGATCGCCGCGGTCACCGCGGCCGCGGTCTGGTTCTTCACCCAGACGGAGGTGGGGCGCAGGGCATGGTCATCGTTCACCTCATGGCTGGTGTCCGCATGGCAATCCGTGTCCTCCGCGGCTGTGGGCATTTGGAACGGCCTGGGATCGTTCTTCTCGGGACTGTGGTCATCGATCACGTCGGCGGCGTCCTCGGCTTGGAACGGATTCGCTTCATCACTCACCGGAGCATGGCGGGCGACGGTGTCAACCGCGTCCGTGGTGTGGAGCGGCCTGATGTCGTTCTTCTCCGGGCTCTGGTCGGGCATCACGAACGGGGTATCGACGGCGTGGGACGCTGTCGTGTCCGTGTTCACGTCGGTCGCATCAACCATCGGCGGGATCATGGCGAACATCGTCACCGTGATCGGCGCGGTGCCCGTGTGGATCGGCCAGCAGCTCCTCTCCGGCATCAACGGACTGTTCTCGTCGCTCATCAACCTGCTCACCGGATGGGCATCCAACAGCACAGGCATCGTGCACGCACTGCTCGAGGAGATCATCTCCTACATCACCACCATATGGACCGTCATCAGCGGCATCGTGAGCACGGGCGTGAACCTCATCCGCACCATCGTCGTGGCCATCGTCGACCTCCTACAGGGAGACTGGCAGGGCGCATGGTCGGCGATCAGCGGCTTCTTCCAAGCCACGTGGAACGGGATCGTCACGTTCTTCACCCCGATCATCACATGGCTGCAATCCATCGTCACGACCGTGATGTCAACGGTGCAATCCGCGTGGAACACCATATGGTCGGCCATCAGCGGATTCTTCGATGGAATCTGGAACGGCATCGTCACCGTCGCTACCGCAATGGGTACTGCGCTCTCCACGGCCATCACCACCGCCGTGAACACAATCGCCGGGGTGTGGAATTTCGTTTGGAACGCAGTCTCAGCATTCTTCGCCGAGGTGTGGGACGGCATCGTCAGTTTTTCGGGACCGATCCTCTCCAGCCTCGGAGGGATCATCACCGGGGCGATTAACGGCATCCGTGGCGTGTGGAACTCCGTCTGGTCCTCCATCAGCAGCTTCTTCGGCGGCATCTGGAACAACATGATCGGCATGGCCAGCTCCGCGGTCAACGCAATCGGCGGCGTAGTTGGACGGATCTACGGCATCGTATCCGGTGCACTCTCCGGGGCTGGCCAATGGCTCGTGAATGTTGGCAGCAACATCGTCAGTGGATTGATCAATGGCATCACCGGGTCGTTCGGATGGCTGAAAAAGACCATCACGGATCTTGGAAACAATGCGCTCGACTGGGCGAAGAGCGTGCTCCACATCCACAGCCCCTCCAGGGTATTTAGAGATCAGGTCGGTTTCATGATCGGTGCCGGCATGGCCCTAGGCATCGATGACAGCGGCAAGGTCGTTCAACGATCACTCAAGAACATGAACATGAAGCTCTCTGACGGGATCAAGATCGGGCCCTCGACGCTGGCTATAGCGCAGCCGAACGGTGATGCCCCATTCGAACCCGACAGCAACTCATCGTCCATGGCTCAAGTGTATGCGCCGGTTTCGGTGGATGCGCGTGGTGTGGATGGCGTGACCGCGGTGGATTTGATGGCCGTAAAGCTTGTGCAACGGTTGAGGAGGCACTAATGGTTGACGTGGATCGACTTTATATCGGTGATGTGAGATTCGACGGTGATGGCATCAGCCTGATGGATGTGGTATCGAGCAGAACGGCATCAGCGGATGGCGTGATACCCCTGATGACAAGACCGCATACCAGGAGCGCGCTACCGGCTATGGGTCCTTTCCAATCACCGGGCTTGATATCCGTCGCGGCGACAGGATCGTGGATGCCTCACTCGTGTTCGGGCGGATGGATCGGACCGCTCTGGCCGCGTTGTCAAATCGTTTGGGTGGTATGCAGGACACGGTGCAGCCTGTACGTGTGGTCGACGGCGATGATATGACGGCTCTGGCTGTCGTATCGTTCGATTGGCCCCGCACGTGGAACGTGAGCGGGGGAAAGTTCAGTGCGACCCTGCATTGCACAGATCCTAGGAGATACTCATTCCAGTCTCACGAATGGTACCTTTCCGGCTCCTATGACGTTGGATCGGGTTTCGACTACAGCTCACCCGAAGGAGTGGATTACCCGATCTCATATGGCGACGACGGTGTGACCGCATCGAACAGCGCGACTCTCACGAACGAGGGTAACAGCGTCGCATACCCCACGTTCACTACTATCGGCGACTTTCCCGGCGGCTTTCGCCTGCAGGCGGCGGACGGGTCGATTTTGGAGTGGTCAGACAGGGTAAGCTCGGCCGCCCCGGTCATGATCGACACGTTCAATCACCGATGCATGATTCTCGGCACCGAGTATTCCACGCCGCTTTCACGGCGCGAATGGTTCACGGTCCCGAAATTCGGTTCCCTAGGGGTGTCACTCGTCCCTCTGCAGTTATCAACCGGCATGATGCGCGTCATCATGCATGACACATACATGTAATGGAGGTCGGAAAATGACAGGTGTGGGCATCCCCCGTGCAGGGGGAAAGGGGCGTACCGCTCTGGATGATCGTCTGATCACCGCATCCGAGTATTCGATAGGAGTACTGCGTGGGTGCGCCATCGTAACATCATCGAGCGGCCTGTCTTACCGGGTGAGCCGTGGGAATGACCCGGCGAACGTAGCGGTCGGATCGGCGTCCGCTGCGGACGGGAACGTGATATTCCCCATTACGGACGGGGCGTCCGTGCTCACCAAGGCCGGGGACAGCGCACTGCCACGCATCGACTCGATCTACGCGGTGCAGCACAACCCGGGAACCGGAGACACGGACAACGACGTGGTGCTCATGGTCGTGCAGGGCCTCCCATCCTCAATACCATCCGAGCCAGCACCGCCGGCCGGGATCTCGGTGAAACTCGCGTCGCAGACGGTGCCCGCGGGCATGACCACGACCAGCGAGACAACCCCGTACGGAGACATACAATACTCGATACCCTACGGCTCACTCCTAGGGGAACTGGGATACGGGTCGAACAGTGGGTCGCAGAAACAGAACTGGACCCCTGGACAGTGGTGGCCACAGGCCCCTTGCACCACCGCGTATCTGCCAACAGATCGTCTCGTGACGGTCAACTTCGTGAGTCGCGCGAGCATCGAGGGAGATACCCCATCAAGCTTCTATGCACGTCTCATGGTCGATGGAACGCCGGTGAGCGATGGACTCGACGAATGCCCGGTGTTCTCGGTATGGGCACGCCAGCCGGTGTCGTTCCGCACAACGCTATCCGGTGGCAGGGCCCACAACATTGACGTGCAGATTAGTCCGAACACCAACCGTCAGCAGTTCCAATGGCGCGGGCTACGCTACGTGGAAGTCATAGATGGGGGGGTAGCAGCATGAGCGAACGTCTCGACCTGGTCGACCTCACGACCGGCAGACTACTTCGGGAACTGCCCGACGTGGATTTCTCCTGGGACCGACAACTGCGGGACTCCCAGATCAACGCGCGGCGACAGAACATGAACGAGGACGGAATCACCTCACTCTCTCTGCCATGGAACGCGTTCGACGACGAAACGAACTACGAACAACTGTTCATGCCTGGGTACCGTGGGGTGCTCTACAGTCTTGACGGGGTGCCGCAGGTGCTCTCCGAGATATCCGACACCGTCGACGATGGCGACACCATCCAAATCACACTCAACTCGATACGCGCAATGCTCGACCGTCTACACGTGATACCCGAGCAAGCAGTCCAAGATCAGATGCGAGGAGACCCTACAGCCATCGCTCATGCCGTGCTCACCATCAACGGAGTGGACCTCGGCTCCATCGGCAAACGCGAACTCATCGCGGTAACCCAGAAGGGCCACGCGCTCCCCCCGATCTCATTTGACAACGACAGGCCGGGAAACACCAACGACCATGAACGCAACGTTCGCGGGTTCAACCTCGCAAACATCACCGCAGGACATTTGCTCGACAATCTCGCGAATCTCGGGCCGGACATCGACATCCGCCCGGTCATGGTCGACGACCGGACGATCAGACTGAACTACACCTGGGGCCACCCACAACTCACGCAACCGAGGATCTGGACGTTCGACTGGAAGAAAGGCGCACCGGGAGGTGACGTGCTTTCGTGCAGCTTCCAACGTAACGCCGACAACCTCGCCGACCGTGTGTACGCGACCGGCGGCGGCAGCGACGAGCAGACCCTCGTCGCCGTCGCGCAATCCCCACGCATTCCATCCGACAGACTCATGCGCGAGAAGACCGTGTCCGACACCAGCATTGAGGACCAAGGGCAACTCCAGAACCTAGCGGACAACGAACTCAAAGTCTCGCAGGACGTGCAGGGCCAGTTGACGATACGACTCGCCGTCCACGGCGTAACCCCCGTGTCAAGGATCTGCCCGGGAGATCTCGCGGACATCACGATCGCTGGACTACCCAGCATGAACAACGCTCGCGCCCGCACATACCGCATGCGCTTCATGAGACTTTCGGGCGAGAAAGGCAATCCCATCGCCACGGCCCTCATGGACGTGGTCAGCGCCACCAGCTACGACATCTTGGAAGAGTGAACATGAAACACGTTGACCTGACGGATTTGATCGGCGCTCTGTCAGCGGCAGTTGATTCCGCCGGTCAGAACCTTACCCGTCCCAGCGTGGGCGACGTGTATCGCAATGGTGACGGCTCCAAGACCATTATCGGTGGCGGCACACCCACTGGCGTGACCCAGTGGGTGGGGGACACAACCGCTCCCGGCAGACCAATCGGCATCACGGCCACGTCACGTAATGGTGCGGTCTGGGTGACGTGGGATGGCACGTTAGATGGCGGTATTCCAACTGACTTCTCGCACGTTCAATTCACTCTGGCGGATGATGGTAGGACTATCGATCTCGGCTCGTTAGCTAAGGCGGGCACGTTGACCGTAGCCAGCCTGACACCCGATGATGTGGTGATAATCACCGCCACTGCGTATGACGATGCGCATGACGACACCGGGAAAAGTACACCAAACGCATCCACGCCTTCCGACCCGGTACAGGTGACGGTTGCCTCCGCTGTAGACCCGGAGACCGTGGAAAGGGCGCAGCAGGATGCGCAAACCGCGTTGAATCAGGCCGGTCAGGCTGCTCAGAATGTGGTACCCCAGTATGCGGTGTCAGGCAGTGACACTGATCCGCCCGATACCGGTTGGAGTACTGATACCCCGAGACCGTTGGCAAACCAGTACACGTGGATGCGCACCGTGACGACGCACGGGGATAAAACCACAACAACCTCGGCTCCGGTCAGGACCACTGGTAACAGTGCCATACTGATCGATATTCATGCTACGCGTGGGATCGCGTTTCATAACAATGACATTGATACCACGTTACGGCTCACAGTGTTGTGCGGCGCGAGACGGGTGACGACGTTGGACGAGCTGCATGCCGTGCTGGGATCCAGCGCGTATATCCAATGGACCGCGCTCACCGGATCGGCACGCACGCCGGTCATTATTAGCAATTCTGATCCCATGGTCACCGACGATGGGTTCTCGCTCACGTTGTCTCCCGACAATGTGGACGTTTCTGTGACGTTCACTGCGGACGTCATGTCGTAAATCATGTCAGTAAGTGAAAGAAGTCATTATGGCTGTTATTGCATCCGCACAAACCACTGTTGTCGATCTGACCGACGGGTATAGCGTCATTCTCTCCTCGGAGGTATACACGTTTCAGGGGACGACTACCGCTGCGAAAGCCGGGTCGACCACTACGCAGGTGATTGCCCTGCAAGGATCCACTCAGATACCTGCTTCAGTAACCCTGTCGGAAGTCGTGTCACCCAGCGGCGTCACGGTTACGAAAGACTCGAATGCGACTGCCCCCACGCTGACTATCGCGGTTTCCTCATCGGTTACTGCTCCGGGCAATGTGGACATTCCCGTGCATGTTGGTGACGATATCGTGGTCCATAAGATTTTCAGTTTCGGTATCGCATTCACCGGCACGACCGGCAACAGTGGTAAGGGGATTAGTGGAACGCCTGCTGTCACGTATCAGGCGTCTGCGAGTGGCACCACCGCGCCGACGGGCACTTGGTCTGCGACTATCCCAGCGGTTTCGGCTAGCCAGTATTTGTGGACGCGTACCGTCACCACGTATACGGATTCGTCGACGACCACCGCCTACTCCGTTGGCATGATGGGGGCCAAGGGTGATGCTGGCAACAATGGTAAGGGCATTAGTGGCACGCCAGCGGTCACCTTCCAGGTGGGTACGTCGGGTACGACGCCGCCGACTGGCACATGGGGTACTTCGGTGCCGAGTGTTCCGGCCGGCCAGTATTTGTGGACTAAGACGGTTACCTCCTACACGGATTCGACGAGTACTACCGCCTACTCTGTTGCCTACGCGGGTACGAATGGGTCGGATGGTGCCGATGCCATTACGTTGACGGTCACCTCATCCAACGGTTTTATTTTCCGTAATACGGGTATTGAAACCGTGCTCACGGCCCATGTGTATAAGGCTGGTGTCGAGGTGACGGGTACTGCACTCACCGCGCTGGGAACCGTCAAATGGTATCAGGATGGTGGCAGTACGTCAGTTGGTTCCGGTGTCACGTACACGATTGACGCTGGCGACGTGAGTGGGAAGGCGTCGTACACTGCACAATTGGAGACGGCATGACGGTAATAGCACGCGATGATGTGACGCTGGCACTGGTTACTGATGTCGCTTCGACGGCGCACTACTTCCAGCTGAAGGCTAGTACGGCGTCGGCCCCTACCGCACCGACCGTGTATCCGGCACCATCCCCGTGGGTGACTACTGAACCGACCTACACGGAGGGTGCCACCAACAGCCTATACACGGTTGACGTGACGGTGTTCTCGGATGGCATGTTCGACTATACGCCCGTGAGCCTGTCCAGCTCGTACGAGGCAGCGAAGGCCGCATACAACAAGGCCAAGCAAGCTCAGTCCGCCGCTACCGCCGCGCAAACCACGGCTGACGGGAAGAACAAGATATTCAGTAGTGCGAGCGAACCATCCCATACCGGTCTGGTAGCGGGTGACCTGTGGTTCCAGTTGGACACGAACAAGAATGTGACCGGCATCAAAGTGTGGAACGGGACGGCGTACGCCAACTACGTGCTCATGGCCCAGCAAATCCTCGTCGCCGGTAGCATAGGCACCATCAGCCTGGCGAATGGCGCGGTCACGGCTGACAAAGTGACAGCCAGCGAAGCCCTGCTGAACAAGCTCCTCGTCAGAAAAATCAAGGCCGACGACATTGACGTGGGATCACTCGCGGCCGCGATCATCACATCCGGGGAATTCCAAACCGCATCGTCTGGCGCTCGCGTTGTCATGGACACCAAGGGCATCAGAGCATACGATGCCGCGGGCAACACCACGTTCCAGATCGAAGCGGCAACCGGGAAGGCTAGTCTGGTCGGTGGTATGCAGACCGCGCTATCGGGCAAACGTATCAGTATCTCGCAGTCTGGTGATACGGGGAAGGTCGCACTGCTCAACGACGGGTCGGAACTTTCGAGTCTGACATTCATTGACGACACGGACAAGAGTGGTTATGTGTACACCGGGCTCTACACCGGGCAGTCTGGTCAGTTCATGCAATTCGCTACCCTGGTCGATAGCGTGAATCATCAGCCGGATCCGAAAGTGTACGATGTGTCGATAACCGCTCGCGGGAAAATGCTTCTTGACGCGAGCAACGCGATAAACGTGAACGGTACATGGTTCGCACATGATCTAGCATCTCTCCCCACTGCACCTCAAGTCGTCGGTGGTCAGGGGACGAAGGCCTTCGTCGGTGGGATCGAGTACGCATTCGATGGTGGCGGCGCGTGGGTTTCCCAAACCCACACATGGGACGATGCCGTGTGTGTGGCAGTGCCCACATCAAGCTCAAGCACGGTAAACGGCACTACAAGCGTGCGGATGGACACCATGACCGGTGATTCAGCTGCGTACACGCGAGGATCAAATTACATACAAGTCGCCCATGCAGGAACATATCTCGTGAGCGGTGCGGTACAAGTGTCTGGAGTGTCGGGGGGATCTCATCACGCCAATGTGGCAATCGGCGTGGACGGTTACTCCTCGTCCAACCGGTACATGAGTAAGGAGGTTGGTGGCGGACCTGGTCTCGACGGTGCGTGGATTACGGCGGTGTACCCTGCTGTACCTATCGCGCTCACTGCAGGGCAGCGAGTGTATCTCATCGTCGCGTGCGACGTTGCTGGGGCCGTCATACAGCCCAACGGCTGCTTGCTCTCCATTACCCGAATAGGCGACTGACCGATATCCTTCTGCAGTGGTTATGCGCCTACCCACATGCCATGGAATATGGCATCAGTAGCATTGTCCTGTTGGGGGCCCCAGACGATGTGACCGTCAGGCCTAACATAGAATGCTGGACCGGTATGCCCATAACTGGTCTGATCCGATTGAATCATCGTGACCACGGTTGGACGGTACGCTTTCGGGATCATCTCACCCATGTCGCTGTTCATCTGCACAGTTCCACCGACTGTAATTCGCCCCATGAGTTCCACAATTCCCTGTTGTTTGCGTACCGATAATGCCTGTATTGACCCTGATGCCGTTGGTTTGTAATATCCAATAGCCGCATTGCACACAATCCAACTCGGCTGGGTTTGGGAATGCTATTTGACGATGAGATGCTCCCAGTCGCGTTGCGCCTCCCGCAGGATGGCGATGTCGGGTCGTAGGTAGTATCTGGCGGTGGTGGCGATGTCCGAGTGCCCGAGCTGTCGGGCGACGACGCTGATATCGACTTTCGCCTGCAGCGCGGTCGTGGCCCAGGAGTGACGCAGATTCTTCGCGGGCACGTAAGGCAGCCCCTGCCGTTCGCACCATGAGCGGTAGTGTCGGGCGACCTGCTGCGGGTTGAGGTCTCCCGTCACCTGCCCCGTGCCGCGCAGTTGCCGTAAACGCACGAGCGCGAACCTGGGCAGCACCACGTCCCGCAGCGACAGATCGGTCTTCGGCCGGTCGACGACCACATGTCCGGCAACCCATTGCGCGCCACGACGAATGTGGACGATACCACTCCTGTAGTCGATATCCTCCCACTCCAGCCCGCATGCCTCCTCCCTGCGTAACCCCAGACATACCGAGCAGATCAGCCATGCCTCCAGCTCGTGCCCGTAAAACCCCTTGAGTAGTCGTCTTATCTGTCCGGCGTCAAGCGTGATGGCCATGTATCTGGCGGCATGGGGCAGTTCCGGCTCAATCGCGGTCATGGCTGAATCGGCGTGCCCGAGCACGACGGCGCGCCTGAGCATGCCACGCATCACGGCCCACGCCTTGCGTGCCGCGCCAGCCTGCGTGAAATCGTGTAGCCAGGCACTCACCTCACGCACGTCAAACGCGGCGGACAGGTCCCATGCCTCCCACCGGGGGGCAATATGCCGTTCCCACGCGGACCGGTACCCCACAAGGGTGCACTCCCGTAACGTGGCGCGGTCATGCCAGTAGATGCTTTCAACAAACTCACCAAACAACATGCGTATTCCTCCCTGGAAACCCACACGCCGCACGGCGGATGCATGCGAATCATCTGTGTGGGTTTCCCTCTGTCAATAATCGTCCGTAATCAGCCGTTATCTGGGTGACGGTAATAGAAAGCAGGTCCCATGGCCGATAACATCGATACGGTCTCCGCGCAGATCGTGGATTTGGAGAAGCTAATGACGCAACGTTTCGATTCGGTCGAAAAACGGCTCGACGGGCTGGAATCGCAGGAAGTGCATGAAAGCGACATCAAGCACGTGAACCGACGTATCGACGACCTGAAAGCATCCGCCGACTCCGATCACGCCGATCTCAAGGCCAGTGTCGATGACATCAAGGGCATGATGTGGAAGGCGGTGGGGGCCACCGGCACCATCGTCGGCCTGATAGTCGGCTTGCTGGAGTGGGCGATCCCACTCATCATGCACTAGCCGCGTCAAACAATTCTTTCCAGCCACCCGTACGGGTGGCTTTTTCATATCCATAAGGAGGATAATGCGAAAACGTAAACGTTTTTATGGTCTGATGGCCTTGCTTACAGCTGTGATGATGCTGGTCGCGGGGACTGCCTACGCGGATGTCGGTTTCGACGCGGCCAGCTATCAGGGTTGCTACAACGCGCACGCAGCGGTCAATGCCGGTGCGAGGTTCAGCTTCATCAAACTCTCAGAAGGCACTGGCTACACCAACCCGTACGCGGGCTGCCAGCTCACCGCATCGCGCAACGCTGGACTGCGATTGGGAGCCTACCATTTCGCGGACGTAGCAGGACTATCCCCACAGGCCGAAGCGGACAACTTCCTCAACGTCGCACGCAGCCAGGGGCTCATCAACGCGGGCGTCATCCCCGTGCTCGACTGGGAGCCAGCAGGCAATCTCAAAGCCAATGTCGCGTGGGCCAAGACATGGCTTGACACCGTTGCTGCAGCATGGGGCACGAAGCCGTTGATCTACATGAGCGCCAGCACCATCCATATCGCAGACTGGACGCCGGTATCCTCGTCCGACTATGGCCTGTGGGTGGCCGGATACCCCAAGGGGTACGCGGGTGACCGTCTGCGCGACCCCGGTTCCGTTCCCTACTCCGTATCGCCGTGGGGCTTCGCCGCCGCATGGCAGTACAGCTCCTCTGGCTCCGTCGCCGGAGTCGGCAGCGCGGTGGACGTCGACTGGTTCTACGGTGATGCGGTGACGTGGGCGAAGTATGCGAACGCCCCCATCGACACGGTGACCAAGCCAGCCGTCGAGACGCCGACCACCACGGTCAAGCCTGTGCAGACCACCACGACACCAACCGGTGACGCGAACGCCCTGGCGACCGCTGTGATTCAGGGATTGTATGGTAATCAGCCGCAGCGCGAGAAGCTGCTCGGCAGTCGGTATGCCGAGGTCATGGCTATCGTCAACCAGCGGCTCTCCGGCGGGGCATCGACCGCGTCCGGCTACTACGTGGTCAGGTCGGGCGACTACCTGAGCAAGGTGTGGCCCAACAATTGGCGGACCATCGCCTCGCTCAACGGTCTGCGCAGCCCCTACACCATCTATGCCGGGCAACGGCTGAAGACCAGTGGCACATCGGGGCGCAGTTATGTCGTGCGCTCCGGCGAGACGCTCGGCTCCATAGCCCGCAGGCTCGGCGTCAGCCAGTCGAGCATCCGCGGCTACCGGTCCGGCAACCCCAATCTCATCTACCCCGGCGAAATACTCAACTACTAAGGAAGGTTTATATGACAGACACCACTACGACTCCATCCGTAACCCAGCATCATGGACGGCGTGGGCAATATTCCACCAACGACGCCTACAGTTGTCATCAACTCCGTTCTTCCCCCGGCGAAGGAGAACATCGACGTCGAATTGCCAAGCGGTCTGATTTCCAATCGCACCTACGACATTTTGAAGTGGGGGGCAATCATCGGCCTGCCCTCCATCGCCACGTTCATCGTCGGACTTGGCGGCATCTGGGGCATCCCCTATGCCCAGCAGGTCGCCTATACCGTCACCGCCGTGGGAGTGCTCCTCGGAGGCTTCCTCGGCGTGAGCTCGATCAAATACAACAGCAAATAACATCGCTGTTGCCAAGCGTCGTTAATGCGATTAACAGCGAAAACGCAAGTAACGCCCTCATCTCCTTCGGAAGGTGGGGGCGTTTTTCGCGTTTCTTGCATCTGTCAGCGGACTGCACATTTAATGCGAACAAGCAACTTCTGCATGCACGTACTACATTCGCGCCTCAGTCCCCCACGGGAGGCGGTGGACAATTCGGATATATATAATTAGCGTGTATTGTTCTGAAGT